GAAACTGGAATGCTTCTTTAATGTGGCTTGAACAGGCTAAGTTAGATTTCGGTGAATCTTATCAAATTACATATAATGAAGCTGAAAAAGAACTTGAAGTATGGCCAACTCCGAGAAAACCAGTTCGCGGTATCATGGAAGTTTACAAGAAACAGACTTCAAGAAAGATATTTAATGATGTTATGTTTAGAAAGATGGTTGTTGCGCGTGCTGGTCAAGTTTGGACAAATGCATTACGCAAATATACAATTTCGATTTCGGGGGGCGGACAACTCAACGCGGATTCACTCTATAGTTCGTACAAAGAAGAATATGACTGGTGTTTAGAGCAAATTCGTTTGGAAAGTCCAGCCGGAGAGTTCTATATGTCATAATCATAAAATGTATTTTATAAATAAAATGTAGGTACTGCGAATACCTACATTTTTATTCACAAGAAATGGAGGTTCTTATGAACTTAATATTTATAACATGTAAAATTTGTAATGCGACTATTAAAAAATTAGGTAATCATTTATATCAGTCGCATCCCGATATTTCCTTTAAAACATATTATGATACATATTTAAAACAACCAAATGATGGTATTTGTAAAATTTGTGGAAAACAAACAAAATTTGATACAAAACGACGCCACTATTTAGCATGTTGTTCAAAAGAATGTAATAATAAATATATTTATCAACAAACACAAAAAGCATTAATTAAAAAATACGGGGTTGATAATGTATTTAAATTACCAGAGTTAATGGCCGAATCATATAAAAACAAAGATTATAATAAACGTACTTTAAAAACACGTCAAGTAAAATTAGCAAAATATAGTGATTCTGGTTTTTGTAATGTAGAAAAAAGAAAGAAAACAAATATTAAAAAATATGGAGTTGAATCATTTACTCAAACTACTGATTTTTATGAAAAACGTAAAAATACAATGATTAATAAATATGGTAATGATATTACCATGTATAATCATGAACTTTTTATAAAAACTAAACAAAAATATACATATAATAATATAAATTTTGATTCAGGATGGGAATTAGCATATTATATTTGGTTAAAAGATCATAATATTGATTTTGAATACCAACCAGATATATCATTTGATTATGAATATAATAATAAAATTCATAGATATTACCCAGATTTTTTAGTTGAAGATGAAATACAAGAAATTAAAGGAACACAATTTTTTGAAAATAAAAATCCAAATAATAAAATGATATGTCCATATAATAGAGATTTAGATGATTTTGTTGAAGCAAAACATCAATGTATGATAAAAAATAATATAAAAATAATAACAGATTGTACTGAATATTTAAATTATATTAGAAATACATATGGAAATGATTATTTAAAACAATTTAAATAATAAAAACCAGGAGTTAAACCTGGTTTTCTTTTTATTCGAACTTTAACATTCTTGGTTTATAGAAAACTTTTAATTTATCTAGTTCTCTTAAAACAACCTTGTCAATATCGTTAATATCAGCATCAAGGTCAGCAATATGCTTACGATAATCATTAATATCTTTATTCATCTTATCTTGGTCAATTTGCTGAATGGATATAATTTTTAAGTCACAGATATATTTTGCTGCTTCGATAGCTCGCTTTGTTCCTTTAATTTGCGGCATATTTTCTGCAATATAATCTACAGGACTCTTTGATTTCAATGCATCCATAATAATATTGATATGTTTAGAGGCAAGTAATCTGAGATATGCATTCCAGCATTTATTTTCATATACTGTCTTTTCTGCAATACACATCTTTGTTTCGACTTCTCTTCGCCAGTCTAACCATTTTTGCATAAGTTCGAGGACATTCGTAGAAATAATCTTTGTATCAATATCCTTTTCTTCAGAAGTTGACTTTGTTCTTTCAACTGCATAATATCTGTAAGACTGAGACTTAATTAAATGCTTGTGAATCTTAGATTCAAAATCTTCTTCATTCTTAAACATTACTTCAAGTTTACAAGTCTGGTCTTTTGTTGCAGAGTCATTAACATAAAGAACAACACCATCATCAATCAGTTCCATCATTTTCTTAATGAATGTATCAGGACTGAATCCAGGACAATAACCGGTAATTGTCAATAACCAGTTACGTTTATCTTTCTGAATCGTATACTCACATTCATATCTGATAGAACCTTCACCATTTTCATAAAGTGCCTTGATTTCTTCAGGAGTAGAAATAATCTTACCACCATAACAGTAATCAGGTCCTTTAATATATTTTACAACATCCTTGATTGTTGCATCTTTTCCTTTTCTGATTAATGCTTTTAAAGCACCAACAACTTCTTCAAGGTTATGTGATGGGATATTACAACTAATACCAACTGCAATACCAGAACAAGAATTTACAAAGAAATATGGGAATCTTGTCGGAATAATAACTGGTTCTTTAAATTCACCAGTATAGTTCGGAACAAAATCAGCAACGTTCATACATTCAAGCATTTTCATACCGACGTTGGAAATCTTTGCTTCCGTATATCTTGAGCTAGCTGCATCATTTCTTAAATCACCCCAGTTTCCTTGACCGAAAATTGGCGCATATTCAGTATTAACCATTGTGACCAATGCACCATAGGAGTCAGCATGTGGAGAATATCTACCCATACAGTCACCAGTAATTCTAGCAGACTTAATTGTCTTGGTATTTGCATATGCATGAAGGTCATCAGCAGTTCTGAGAAGTCTTCTTTGAACTGGTTTCAAACCATCTCGGTAATCTGGAATTGCTCTGTCTTCAATAACAGAAATACCATATTCATACATGTTTTTAGAAGTTAATTCTGTAGCATTTAATTCTTTTGCTTCAATAGTCTTCATATTAATTAATACCTAATAATTCCTTTCTAAACGTAGATTCTGCACCCATAATCTTATTAATAACTTCTGGAAGATTATCAGTCCATTTTAACTGCATAAGATGTCTGGATTCTGGATTGAGACAAAGTTCGTTCAACTGTTCTGGATTTGTTTCTCCCCATCCTTTCATACGTAATAATGTATAATCTTTAGTACCAAGTTTCTTCATCTTAGAATCAACTTCTGCTCTTGTCATTCCGTAAACTTTATTTTTCGCAGACGATGCAATGAACAATGGTGCATCAATAACATACAAATGACCATTCTTAATTAAATCTGGCATGTAGTTGACAAAGAATGAAAGAACAAGACATTGAATATGAGAACCGTCAACATCGGAGTCAGCAAGAATAATTACTTTACCAAATCTAAGGTTATATTCATTATAATTCTCTTGAACACCACAACCTAATGCAGCAACAAGGTCTTTAATTTCTCTGTTACCAGTCTGTTCTTTTTCACCTTTTTTAACTTTCTTACCAAACAAATCTTCATTAGAAGCTTTTTCTGCATTAATAATTTTACCTCTAATCTTAAGACATGCTTGGTTACTTAAACGTGCTTTAGGGAAGTGACCACCTGCTGAATCACCTTCAACGATGAATAATTCACAGTCTAAAGGATTCTTAAATTTTCTTCTATCTGCATCAAGGAACTTGTCAGAAATCTTGTGTGCGGCTTTATTTAAGGCATTTAATCCTTTAGCCATGTCTTTATCAGCCTTTGCTCTTTCTCGCTGTGCAAGGCGTGTTTCTGCGTAATCTACGATAGTTTTAAGAAGTTCTTTATTCTTTTTAAAGAATTTTTCAAAAGCAGGAGTCAACTTATCAATAATTTCACCTTCGACAGAAGTATTAGTCAATTCATTCTTAGTCTGACCTTGATACTGAGGTTCTGCCATCTTATGGTGAATAGCTCCGACAATTCCTTCCATAATATCATCAGGAAGAATCTTCTTCTTAGAATTGGATTTGACGAAATTACAGAGTGCTTTCTTTAAACCATTAAGATGAGTACCACCTTGGTCAGTATAACAAACGTTTACAAATGATTTAAAATTATAACCATCTCGTTTTGTAAAATTAAGAACAACATCTGTATAATCATCATGAAAACTAAAAATCGTATCATGTTCAAGATCTTTGGAAACAAGCTCTACAAGACCATTTTGAGAGAAATATGTAGTTTCTACATCATCAATAATCAAATGAATTTCAAGATTTGGACAGAGATATTGAATATCACTAAGTTCATGCTTAAGTCTATGAATATCAAGGTCAGTACCATCTGTAAATATCGTTCCATCAGGAATCCAGGAAACGATTGTTCCAGTTTTCTTGATTAATCCAGTATACTTTTCAGGAAGTTTTGTCTTTTCAACTTCTGAAGTAATCTTACCTTTTTCAAAAGTCTGTGTATACCATTTCTTATCTTTTGCATTATTAGACCAGACTTGAAGTTTTGTACTTAATGCGGTAATAGCTTTGTTACCTATTCCATTCAAACCAGAAGATGTAGCATAGTTTTGCTTATCAAACTTACCACCAGCATGTAATTGAGTAAAGACAAGAGTCAAAGAGTCTTGTTGGGCTTTATCGTTCCAACCTACTGGAATTCCTCTTCCATTATCTAAAACTGTAGTTTCTTTAGTTTTTGTATTATAAAAGATATACAAAACGTTGTTAAATCCAGCTAGATATTCGTCGATTGCATTATCTGCGGCTTCTCTAAGTAATCTATATAAACCTTGTGAAGGATTTCCAGAAACTGCACCAATATACATAGTTGGACGCTTTCTGACCGTTTCTAAACCTTTTAAAAAATCAATACTATTTGCTGAATATTCCATAATTTTTAACCGTTTTCTACAAATATAGTAAAAAATAACGTCTTATTTATGTAAATTGTAAAAAATTTTGAACATTGTAGTGAAAAACTATAAATAATGTATGAAATCCATATGGAATAATACATTTTATAATAATCAACCTGCATTAGGATGGGTTTTCGATATTTCATTTGACGAATATTATGAAGGAGATAATGAAAAGACTGTAGCCGGATTATATAAATTCTCCCAGGCCGCAGTTGATATAACTATTGGTAAACGAGAGAGTGAATATACCAGTGTTTATTATGGTGGTGTTGAATTTAAAAAATTTACCAGAGCACAAAATACTGGGACATTTACGATAAAATTTAATGAAGATAAATTTTATACCATTACATCTATTCTTGAAAGTATTTATAACAAAGATAATTTAAACCAAAATTATTTCGATGCTGGAAATCAGGTCTATAATTGGTCAGAATATGCACCTAGAAAAATGGTAGTTAACATGTATGACCCTAATACAATTCATAGAGATTCTAATCCTGTTGTAGGGTATGAATTTTATAATTGCAGAATAATGAGTATTGACGATATAAATTTTTCATATGAAAGTACAGATTCAATAACTAGATCTGTAACATTTGTTTATGATTATATGAAATTTAGAGATTACAGAATGGAAATTGTAACAGAGGATAAAAATAAACAGGCAGAAATTAAGGCAGAAGTAGATAGAAATACACAAAATCAGGTAGCATATGAAAATTTACAACGTAGCCGTGGAGGATATAGATAATGGATAGTATATTTTCAAATACCAATTTTTTTAATCTATCTGATCCGCAAGCGACCTGGTTATTTGACGTTTCGTTTTATAGTGTAAAAAATAATGCAGTAAATCCGCGATTTGTAGATTGGTGTAATAAAAATATTATTATAACCAGCGTTACATTACCATCTTATCATACTGAAGTAGTTACTAAAAAATATTGGGGAAGTGAAAAATCTTTTCCTGTAATTAGGACATATGGTGGTGAATGTTCTATGACTTTTGATGTAAGAACAGAAACAAATGATATGGTAAATATTGAAAAAATAGCACAAATTGATTCATTATATCATACTACGGGACAAGATTATATTTTATATCATCCAGAATTAGAATCTGTAGAAAATTCTGTATCGTTTGAAAAAATAATTGTTAAATTAAAAAATAAAACTACGTATGCTGACGATATAAATGCTGCATTACAAATATATGAATATAATAATTGTATTATAACTGATTTTGGATTTAATGAAGATCTTGATTATTCCAATGAATCAAAATTAACCGGAAAAATAACATTTCATTATGATATGTGGCATAAACGAAAAGATTTCAATTAATGTAATAATATAAATATTATATGAATAATTATTATAATATCAATAACTATTTCAATAACTATGATACCGACAATGTGGATCAGGGAGCATATAATGTTTCTTTGGATAATCTTGTATGTCCATGTTGTGGAAAAAAATTACATCTTGTAGATTCGAAGAAAAAAGAATACGAAGGCGACGATCTTATTAAGGTAAATGAATCTATTTTAACAGAAAATAAACTTGCAGATTATCTTCTCGGAATTATTGAAGAAGAAGCTCGTGCAATTTTTGAAGACGAACTTGAAACAAATGAACCAGAAACAGATGAAACGGGAAATATTGTTGGTGAATATGGTGAAAGATTTTTATATGTTAATAAAGATTTGAAAAAAATAGTTAAAATGAAAGCTAATGCAATTTCTAATATGGTAAAACATCAAGGCATTGAAGTTTCTCCTTTTTATGTTGAAAATGAACTCTTTCAATTATTAAAATGCTATGGTTATATGGGAAAACGCTAAAAAATTCAAAATTTAATTATAAATAATATAAAATAACTAAAGGATTTTACTATGAAAAATAAATTTGACACATTTAAAGCAGCTGGTTGGTTACTTGATGAGTCATATGACCCTATGACTTATATGACCGAAGCTGAAGAAACAGATGAAAACGAAGAACTCGATAATGAAGAATCAGAAGATACTGAATCTGACAATGAAGAATTAGATGATTTATCAGACGATGATTTAGATCTTGATGATACTGAAACTGAAGACGCGGATACAGAAGAAGCTGAAGACTCCGAAGAGGATGAAAATCCAGAAATTGACCCGAATGATATTGCCGGCCGTCTTGATGCAATAGAAGACAAGCTTGACGACATTGCGGATAAAAATGAACCGGATGAAGATGAAACATTTGATTTAGATTTAGCTAATCCAGTTTGTCCATGCTGTGGTGCTCGTTTAAATATTTTAAATACTGTAGCCGATACTGAAGAAATTGCTGATGAAGGCGGTGATGAAGAAAATACAGAAGATGATGATATTTCTG